TAAATACATTCATTATTTACTGGAAATTGAGAGACAAGCGTCTTTTCAATTGTTTTATATTTATCTTGATTTGCATTTTTGATAATGTTGTCTTTTTGAGAGATTAATTCTTCTTTTTCATTTAATTCATTTTCTTTAATTAATAATTTATTTTTCATTTCACTTGCTTCTTCTTCTAATACTTCTTGAATAAGTTCTTCTAATTTAATATAATATTCATGGATTTCATCTGCCCTCTTTGTTCCTGCTTTTAAACAAAGCGATTTAAAGGTTTTAACATTTAAATAATATTTTTGAATATTATGACCACCACTACCTTTAATTTTTGCTCCTGAAGCATCAGGAGCAAAAATTTTATAATCATTATCTAGTTTAAAATATTTTTCTAAACAAGTAGTTGCATTATATTTTTTATTAAATCCTAACCATTTCCAAATATTATCCAAATCTACAATATAATCATCTGTTTTATGATAATTTAAATAACTATAAAAACTTGCTATAAATAGTTGTTGTTCTGATTCATTAAAAGTATTTTTTACTTTATTTAATAAATTATTATTATGTGTTTCAGTTAGTCGCGTTAAAGGATTGTTTGTAATTAAGTCTACAATATTGAATGAAGTCATTTTTATAATATTATTTATTAATGTTTCTTTAGATTGTTTTTGTTTTCATATTTTAAAAGCTAATTTATAAAAGCAAACTTATTTTATATTTACTTTTATATTTTTGAAGCAAAATTATAAAAGTAAATAACACTTTCATATTTTTGCTACCGTAGCTGCGGTTGCAAATTATTGCTTAACTTCTAGGTTAAGCGATTCGACTAAATATTTGTTTCTATAATTAAATTAAATTTTATAGAAACAAATTAAGAAATTATATAAATAAGGCGTTCGCAGGTCGCCCTACCTGCTTACCATTTACTCTTCTTAACATTGATTTTAGGGCCTTTCTTCTTATCTCTCGCGTTTGGATCGTAAATTTCTTCATCATCATCCGAGTCAAGATTTTTACTAATTTCCCAAAATTCTTTTGACCCCAACTTGAAATTCTTATGATGATCGGCCTTATACCAAAAAATTTGATCATGTAGTCTATTCGATTTAGCATTATTATTAATTACCAAGCACTCATAATTTTCTGTACATTGATCCATTACCTGACAAAAGCTCTCAAAAGTCGGAAACATACCAGCATAATTCTCATATATACGTTTTCTATTTGCTATGTATGGTTCACGTAGGATAAAAACATAATCGATATTTGTACGGAGATTTGGTGGAATACCCAATGGATATTGCATCGTGATGATCAGCATAATCTTCCAGTGACGCCCGTTCATAAAAAGGAGACGCATCATTTTATCGCGAGTCCATGATGCATCAAAAAGACAATCATCTAAAATAACAAATGCACGAGGGTCAATTTGTGATTTTTTATATGTCTCTACTTCTTTTTTTATTTGTTTCATAACAGTTTTTTGCCGTTTCAATATATTTTCAATAATAGCAGAATTATATTCATCATGAATAAATAATTTAGGTACATGTTCACTGTAAAAACCATTACCAGCCTCAGTTCCACTTATAACAGTTCCAATGGGAATATCTTGATGGTAATATAATAAATCTCTTACTAAATAAGATTTACCTGTATCACGACGACCAATTAATACAATAACTGGGCCTTTATTTTCATCTGGTTTAAAACTAATTGATCTTATGTCAAATTTTTTTAATTCTAATGTCATTTACTAAATAATAATAATAGTTATTATTATTATTATTCTAAAACGCATAAAAAATAATTTATAAATATTTGATTTTTCAACTTACTTTTAACATAGTTTTAACATAGTTTTAATAGATTATTTTTTATTTTTAACAAAATTTTTAACAAAATTTTTAACAAAATTTTTAATAAAAACGTTAAAAATCTAAAATATATTTATAATTATTAAATTAAATGGAGATTAACTATAAAAAAAATAAGAATCGTGAATTATTTGAAAAAATGTCATCATCAGAATTATTAGATTTAGAAAATTTACAAAATTATATACCAATTTATAATAAATTTTTTAATTTAAATGAGACAAATTATAATTCTATTAATTTAAATAATATATACAGACTAAATTCTATTAGAGAAAAAACTACATACAATAAATTTTTAGGATCAATAATCGATAATAGTGAAAATATTTTAGAGAAAAAAGTTTTTTTTAAATTTAGTCCATTAGTAGATCCAATCAAATATATGATTGGTAAATATGATTGTTCATATAATATATTTCAACTACCTAAATTAATAGATTATACCAATAATAGTAATAATATTAATCTGTGCAGTAAAATTTATGATGAAAATAATAGTGCATATATTGATGGATTTTTCTCATTTTTATCAAGTTGTTTATTAAATCATTTTAATTTTTTAAATGGAATAGATTATTATGGTTCATTTATGGGAATTAAAAATAATTTTCAATATGATATAGCAGATGATATAGAATATCTAGATGAATCAGAGTATTTTCATAGAAATCGAGACATATTATTAAATTACGATGAAAATATTAAAATCAAGAAACTATTTAGCAATACAAAAAAAAATAATAAAAAAATAGTGATATGTGATAAAAATCCAGAAAATCCAGAAAATCTAGAAAATCTAGAAAATCTAGAAAATCAAGAAAATATTATCGAAATTGATGATATTATTGAAATTGATTCAATGTGTGATATTAATAATTTAAGACTAACTGAAAAAAATTTGACTGATATGGAATTGACATATGAAAATAATGAATTATCAACTGAAAAAACCGAAAATACCGAAAATACTGAAAATAATGAAAATACTGAAAATAATGAAAATACAGAATCAACGTGTTCATCACGCAGTTCTAATACAGAAACTAGTGATATTGATCCTGATAATGATAATGGAAGTGAAAACGAAAGTGAAAGTGAAAGTGAAAGTGAAAGTGAAGGCGATGATGAGGAGATTATATGTACTATACAAAAATTTCCAGTAGAAGTTATAGCTCTTGAATGTTGTCAAGATACTCTGGATTCTTATATTATTGAGAATAAAATTAAAGATAATGAATGGGAATCTATAATTTTACAAATACTTTTTACATTAATCACATATCAAAAAGTATTCAACTTTACACATAATGATCTTCATACAAACAATGTAGTATATATCTCTACAGTAAAGAAATATTTATATTATAAATATGATAATAAACATTATAAAGTACCAACTTTTGGAAAAATCTATAAAATTATAGATTTTGGAAGAGCAATTTATAAATTTAACAAACAATTAATATGTAGCGATAGTTATGGTCCCGACGGTGATGCAACTACACAATATAATTGTGAACCATATTTAAATGAAGAAAAACCACGATTAGATCCAAATTATAGTTTTGATTTATCCCGTTTTGGTTGTAGTTTATTTGATTATTTTATTGAGGATTTAGATGATATAAAAAAATTAAAATCACCTATAAAAAAAGTTATATTAGAATGGGTATTTGATGATAAAAACAGAAATATATTATATAAAAATGATGGTAATGAAAGATATCCTGATTTTAAATTATATAAAATGATAGCAAGAACTGTTCATAATCATATTCCACAAAAAGTTATCAAAAAAGAAGTTTTTGAAAAATACATTATTGCAAAAAAGAAGATAAATAATCAGTCTGCTATATTTAATATAGATGAATTACCAGTTATGGTATAAAAATAGATTTGTAATAATATTTTAATAATATTATACTTTTATGTTATTATAATATAAAAGTAAAATGTTTGAATTTAAACCAATTATTTTGTTGATTTCATCCATCTATATATGATTGGTATTTAGATATTTAAGTGATACCATTAGTTGTGATATAAAAAAAATGTTAAATAATAATTACTTAAAACAAATAGCTGCATTAATTAGTATATTTTTATTATTTGTAGTTATAGATAAAGATTCTAATAAAAATTCATTTATGCTTATAAAATATACTTTAATAGTTTATTTGTTTTATTTATTATTAACAAAAAATAAATGGTATTTTATTGTTCCAGTTATATTATTTATGGTTATTTATCAATTTTTAAAAGTAGAAATTAATTTTTTAACTAATAAACATAAAAAATCACACGAAAAAGATAAATCTATTAGTGAAAAAATTCATAATTATACAAAGTATCTAAACAATATTGAATGGATTATAGTAATATTAATTGTTCTTGGTTTTATTCATTATTTAATACGTCAAAAGTTGGAATTTAAAAAAAGATTTAATTTTGTTAAACTATTATTAACTAATACATGCAAATAATTATATACTAGTTGGTTAAAACTATTTATTAATTTAAAAATCCGGAGCACTTGTAAATGCACTTAAATTTTCTTTTGCATTACCAATTAATTCATTTATATTAAATTGATCTAATAACAATAATGAAAGTAATGAACTAATAAATACTATTAGACTATCAGTGGTTAAATTTTTTAATGGTTTGTTTTCCTTTATTATAAATCGCATTTCAATAAATCTAAATATAAAATATATAATACTTATAGCTAACGATGGAATCATGTGATTATTCATTTTACTAAATAGAAATAAAAATAGATTAAATATATTACGTAATTAATATATTTAATCTTTATAAAATCTTTATAAAATCTTTATAAAATCTTGTTAAATCTTTGTTTGTAAATATTTAACCCAATTCTTCTATATCTAATTTTATTGATTCGTCACTTGGTTCAGTGTCTACATTTAAATCTAAAACATCCAAATCTACTCTGTCTGGATCATCATCTAATGACTGGATATTTAAATCTGTCGATATATTATTTGTTTTATCACCTATAACAATTCTTTCTTGTGAAACATCACTTTCTACATCGGAAGAATTATTAGAACTACAAACCGCCGATGATGTTATTACCGATTCATTATCTGAATCGTTACTTTCTAAATTATTTGTTACTTCTTGGTCTAACTCTCTATTTATATCTTTATTTGCATTCTTAATAGCTTTTTTCAAACTTTCTTTATTTTCAGTCTTTGTTTTTTCTGCCAATTCTTTCTTTATTTTCTCTAATTCTAATTTCTCCTTTTTCTTTTTTTGTCTATCTATTTCTTCTTGATCTGGAACAACTTCTTTTCTTTCTTCTACTTCAACATCTGTTTCTTGTGTTTCATCTAAATACATTTTTAAAATATTTTCAATTGGAATACTTTCTCTAACTGTGTTTAAAATACATTCTTTTACTATTGTTTCTAATTCTCTATTATTTTTTTGGATTTGTAATGGCATAATATCTTTTTCGAATAAATATACATTTACGTATATTTTTCTAGCGGTATTAATATATGTTTTATGAACAAATGTATTTAAATCAGGAATTGTTATATTTATTTTTTTCTGTTTTATTCCAACTCTAGTGCTTGTTAATGCTTTTAATTGAGTAATATGGACACATGATAATAAGTCTTCTAAATAGGCACAACAACTACTTGTTAAAATTCGTTGTTTTTCAGTTTCTACTATTTCAGAACTCCATTTTGGAATATTATTTAAAAAATTTTGAAATGTCATTAAATATTTTGAATCTTCATCGTTTTCTTTACAGACTTTATATGCTTCCTCAAAAATTGATTTTATACCTTCAATTACACATGGTGTTAACACATTTATTAATCTAGCAGACCATTCATTCTTCGATTCTACTAATGTTGATAAGTTATAATCATCCATATTATTAAATAAATGAAATATTTTCTAAATTAAAATTATAACGAAATATTAAAAATGATAAACAAATAAAAATCAATATTTTTTCATGTTTTATTTCACTCTTATATTTATCAAAAAGTATAAGAAATTTATATTTTTCGTAATTATCTGGAATATGTTTTTCAATATAATTTATTATCAAATTAGCTGAATACGATTCATTATATAACTTGGTCGATAAAATAAATAAATTACTATTTATAAATTCACTGCTATTTTCTTGTAATAAATTATTAAGTGTTTTATTTAATTTGTATATTTTATTATTAATGTTATTAATATTATTAATGTTGTTAATGTTGTTAATGTTATCAAAACAATTAATATTTTCATGAAAATTATATCTGTTATCTATAAAATTTTTTAAAATCTTGTTATTTAATATACTTTTATTGCAATAAAAGTGATAAAATCTAGAAATTATTGGTTTAATTAAATTATATTGATTATTAACAACAATAAAAAAACGTGTATTATTATTATATATCTCAATACATCTTCTTAGTGCTGATTGTGCGTCAATTGTCAACTTATCAGCATTTAATAAAATAATCGATTTAAATAAAAAATCACTTTTTTTTATAATAGAATTTGCAAAAAATTTCAGATTTTCTCTTATAAATTTTATATTACCTTTACCATGTCCACAATTTATAATTAGTGTATATTTCTCTATATTATCTTGCGTTTTATATATATGTGTTAAAAAATATTCTAAGATTATTTTTTTTCCTGACAAATTATCTCCATAAAATATAATATTTGATATATTATTAGAATTATATAATTTTATTAAAGTTTCTATACTATTTAACATTAAATTATTTAATCTAAAATGTTTATATTTTTACTATAATATATAATATATAATATATAATATATAATATATATAATATATTATGGCTGCTAGTCCCAATATAACTTTATTAAATAATTTTTCTAATAATACAAAATTTAATATTTTTACTAATGTTATTAATAGAAATGAAGAAAATAATAATCAATTTGATGATCAATTAGATGAAATCTCAAGTAGAATAGATGATATTTTAACTGCTATAAGTAATATTAATACCGGTAATGGTGGTAATACTGGTGGTGGTAATACTACCGGTAATATTGAGATTGAATTATCAAATTTAGATTTTAGTGATATTAATTCGCAACTTACAAATTTGGAAACATTATTTCATGAAATATCAAATAACTATATTGATAAAAATAATATTACTACAATTTCCGGTGATTTATTAATTCATGGAAAATTAACAACCAATAATATAGAATTTAATAATTAATTTTATTATATATTATATAATGTCAATACCATTAAATGTTTTAAATAGCATTAATACTAATCTTACTTTTAATACTACAAATAATTTTATTACAATCGAACCATCCAATATAGACTTTTTATCTGATATTAGCGGACGAATTAGTAGATTACAAACATTAGCTAGCAAAATCTCTAATAATTATCTAAATAAAAATACAAATAATGAAATCTTTGGTAATTTATTAGTTAATGGTACAGTTACTATCAATAGTATTAGTATTGGTAATGATATAATAAGCTTAAGCAATAAATTAAAACTATTTAATATTAATCCATCATCAAGACCTATATTGGATATAATAAACGATTTATCAAAAATCGATACCAGTTATACTAATTTACCAAATCGTTTAGATATTTCATACATATCTGATAATGCTTTATCATCATATTTAAATGATAATAGTGGAGTTTTATTTACAGATTATGAAAAATCTAGTGATATTTCTTTAATTTATAATATAGACCAAAATATCAAAAACATTTTAATAAGTAATACAGAATTTGATAAATATATATTAGTTTTAGATTTTAGTGACTCAACAAATATTTTAAGATATGAAATATCTAATAATATATTATTAGTAGATGAATATATTTATTTTGCCGATATAGATAAAAATGAATTACTCAATACTCAAGATCCAACTCAAACAGAAAATTTAGGTGAAATACCTTTTTATCTTCTCTATAGACATGAATAATTTACTGATTTACGGATTATAATTAATAATATATAATAAATTATATTATATATTATAATCAAATAATATAATAGTAATGACAGACACTAAAAATATAGATGATAGAGAAATCTTAAATATATTATTAAAAAATTTATATGGATTTCCTAATACATCTGAGACAAAAGAATATTATGAAGAAAGCGAAAAATTTAATACATACACATTAGAAGAAAATTTATTAGTACAACGAATACCGAAAATTCCTGATTTTGATAATTCTGGAATTGTTAGAAATGCCCAAGAAGTTGGTTTGGTTAGTGGTGATTTTTATAATTATACTTATGATATAAACGATAAAAAAAAATCTAGTATTGTAGAGGATAGTACTGGAACTATTCGAAAATATAAAAATTTAATACTTCATGAAACCAAAAATTCTAGTAATCTTGCATCTTGGTATAAGATCGATTCAGCGAATAATAATGTATTAGAAAATTCATTACAATTTAATTTTAATCAATATTATGATATAAATAACGATTTAGTACAACCTTATTTATATAGACTTGCTACTGAGAAATCTATTAATACTAATTTTGCCGATGTCCCACAAGGAGTAGAGGGTGGAAACTGGATATATAATGTTAAAAATGGAATACTTAATTTTTTTGATGTTGATAATTTATCAGATCCAACCATTCAACCAGATTCTAATTTTAGTATACATGCTTCAAATAATAGACCTATATTAACTTTTAGTAAATATATTGGTAAACGTGGTGTTCAGCATTTTGATGATTCATTGAATGAAATTAAAAATATTGTCAATAATTTAGATATCAATAATATCAATAATATCAATAATAAAGTTATTGAATTATCAAATATTGATATAAGTAATCGTTTAACATTTTTGGAAAACTCTATGAATACTATATATCAAACTGTAGATTTACATATCGATAATACAGATATATCATTAAATTATTTAAAAAATTTGATTTTAGATATTTCAGGTGGAAATTTTGTTGTAAATATACAGGATATTAGTAATAATTTAAATAACTTAACTAACAATTTTATAGAATTAAGTAATAATTTATATGATTTAAGTGATAATCTCTATAGTTTATTTGTCGATGACATAAGTAGTATAATTTTAGATATAAATAATTTATATTCACAAAATAATTTAATAAAAGGTGATATAGTAATAGCGAATTCAAATATAGATTATAATGACGAACGTATTAAACTATTTGAAAATATATTACAAAAATTAGACGATAAATTGATCATTGTGAATAATAAAATTCATAATTATAAAAATGATAATAATTTATTAAGCAGAGATGATTTCAACAATTCTATAAATAAAATTGTATATAATGAAAGTGAGATTTTATTAGAATTATACAGTCAAAATACTTTAAGACGTTCAGATATTTTATTAAATACATCCAATCTAGATTATTTTTCAGAGAGATTAGATATTATAAACAATAATTTAGAAGCACACATAAAATTAGTAAACGCATTTATAGATAATCAGTCAAATGAAAATAATTTAGTAAACGCATTTATAGATAATCAGATAATTGTTTCTAGACAGCCACTACCTAATCAAGTAGATTTACATAAATTAAATCTAGGAACTAATCCAACATTTAGTTTAGCAGATAAATATTATTACAAAGATCAAACTTCACGTTTAAAAGTTGAAATAACAAATCAATTTCAAGATATCATAAATACTATACTAGATCCAAACTATATTAAACAGATTGTTGTTAATAATAATACACATAAAATTTATAATCATTTAATTAGTTATGAAAATCATCCATTTACAAATTATCATAAACATAAAAATAATATTCCAGAGTATACAAATGTCTCAGATTTTTATAATATAAAAAGTAAAACATTATTCAACAATAATATAAATGATACAAATTATAATATTATTACTGATCTGAGTGGGTTTTTAATAAATGTTGATTCCAGTAATATTCCATTAAGTGTTAAATGGGGACCTATGATTAGTAATCAAGGTTATTTAGGAGATTGTTATGCTTTTAGCGCATCAACAATCATGTCTTTTTCATATTCGCGTTTATTAAAATTATTTAAACCAAATATAAATACAAATGAATTACATAAAATTAGTAATTATATGTTACCATCTATGATATATCTTGAAAAAATTTTTAATAGAAATGCTGCATCTAAATCAGACATATATAATCCATTTTCTCAGGGAGGACAGCAATTATATACATGTTATTATTATTTAAATAATAAGCATAAAATACTAGAATTTCAATATAATTATCCATTATTATTAACAGAAAATAACATTTTAACTTTTAAAGATAACACAAAAAGTTATCTAATAAATGAGTTTATAGATAAAGTAATAAATGATACACCAAATGATATTTTGTCAGTAGCATATGCAAGAAATTTTTACAATAATATTTTAGATCCATATAGTGGTACAATATATAATTTAAAATATAAATTCAAACATGTACTAACCGAAGATATGTATAATGCAATTTATCAAATTATGCCATATGATTATTCTTTTAATAATATAGATATCAGTAATGATGAAATATTATTAAATAAATATAAAAATATAATAATAAATAAAATTATTGAATTAATTGATAATGATAATGCAATAACTATTGGTATTTTATTATCAAAAAATACTTTATCTAATAATACAACATTTAACATTCCTCTAAATAATTTAGATATAGAAGGTGGACATGCAGTAACAATTGTAGGTTACGATAATAATAATGAAATATTTATAATACAGAATTCTTGGGGGCTAACTGGTGTTAATAATACTGGATTTTACTATTTACCATATAATTATATAGATTTCGGTTTAAAAAATATTTCATCATTTAGTAATTGGTTTGCAGTGCATTTTTATATTACGTGAAAAATCACAAGTGGCTGAAACAAGAAGTGTATTAATCGCTGGATTATTGTTAATTTATATGATTTTATTTGGTGATGAATTACCAAGAAAATTAAATAAACATATATTATAAATATTTAATCAATATTTAATCAATATTTAATTAAATTAGTTAATTATTATTACTAATTTTTATTAATAATAATTATATTTATTATATATGTCATTGACAAATAAAATTATTGCCAATATAAAAAAAACCAATGTTGATATTGATAGTTATATAAATTCTGAAAATGTAATTTGCATCGATACTAGTAAAAATCGCATCGGAGTAAATACGAAAAATCCCCGATATTCTATTGATATTATAGGAGAAACTAGCTATAATGCTATAAATAGTTATGATTTGCATATTAATAATTTAGCATCTATAAAAGAAATTAGTTGTTCAAAAATTGATGTAAGTGATATTCAAATTAAATCTTTTGATGCGTCTTATGGAAATATTTTTGATATATCATCTGGAAATATTTATTCAGACTTTATAAAGGTTGGTGAAATATCTACTAATAATATTTATATTCCAGAAATATCTACTGATAATATCAATTGTATTAGTTTCAATACATTATCTGCAGATATCTCTAATATAAAAGTTGTTAATTTAGAAGTTGATGCTAATGGTACTTTTAGTATTCCAGAACAAACATCTCAAAGATTAAATATTACAGGAGTTGCCAATCTTAATACTATAAGTAATGAATTTCTAAAATCGGATGAAATTTCTTGCAATAAACTAAATATAATTGAAGATGCATTTATTAATGATGCATGTTTCAATACATTAAATATAAGTAATCTAGGAACCTTTACTACTTTAACAGGAACCACTATAAATGCAACAAATATTTATACAGACGATTTAACCAGTAATGATATATTTTGCAATAATAGATTAAAAGTTGACAATATAATAAATTATAATAATGAGTTTATAATAAAAAATGGCAAATTAAATATTGAATCTGAAAATGCAATTGAATTTAAAAATCTAAATGTTAGCGAAAAATTAAATGCTACAAATTTAGATGCTGAATATATAAATATATCAAAAAAAATAGATATAAGTAATGCTACAGATGGTCTTATTTTACCAACTTATATAGGTAATACAAATCAAGAAGTGAGTGGCAATTTTGTATATGATTATACAAATAATATTTTAAAATTATATAATAATAGTATCTGGAATAATTTATTCCCAAAAGTTAACTATGCAATGTTTGATTTATGTAGAAATTATACAGGAAATGATATTAGTTATAGTGTTTATAATAATGTTTATAGATATTATATAAACGATTCTAGTAATTTATTGATTCAGCGTCAAAATCAAACATATTATAAATATATTCCAATAAATATAAAAAATTCTATTAACAATAATGGAAATAACAGTAATTCAATATATTTTAAAGAAAATGATCCATCATATGATATGATAAAAATAGATAATTGTGGAAATATAACAGGTTCAAATGGAAATGCCAATTATGAAATAAATGCAAATATTTGTTTACAATTTTTAAATAGAATACCTAATGATGTTGAACCAAATAGTTATCAATTTGGTATTTATAGTAATATTAATTCCACTTTTGATACATATGTTGAAACCAAAAATAATATTATTGTATTTGATAATAGTTACAATTTTTCTAGCTGTTCATTAAATTATATAGGACCATTAAAATCTGGTTCACAAGGATTTAGTTTTTGTATTACCACAAATAAAGATTTAAATTATTTGGTAATAGAAAATTTTAATTGTAGCATCAAATTATTGAATTATTGAATTATTGAATTATTGAATTATTGAATTATTGAATTATTGAATTATTGAATTATTGAATTATTGAAAAACATAAATAAATTATTGAAAAACATATTATATTTCGTAAAAATTATAATATGTTTTTATCTTCAATCGTATAAAACTTAAATTGAATTAAATATGTCTATTAATTATGAATTTTGCCATTCGCATAACACCAGAATTTTGTGATCCCAACTTATAGTTATGTTGTATTGGCTTATAATAAACTTTTGGATAACAACAAATTTTTTCCTTATCTTGTTGCTCTACCGGTTCTTCATCTTCTTCCTGTTCTACGATTATTCTTCTAGTTAATGTTGTAAATTTATTATTTATTGTTTCACTAGTATAAGTAATACTATATATACCAGGAATAGTTATATCAAAACTAATATCGTTAAAATTGTTTGTAAAATTCAAAACATTGCTTTCTGTTAATGCAAAAGTTATCCCCGAACTGTCTAGTATTTCTGGATCAACCACTTTAATATTTATGTCTAATAGATTTTGTAATCTATTTATATTTGAATTTTGCTCAACATAAATGTCGAATTTATCTCTACCAAATTCTGTTATAAAATTATTGATTTCTACATAATTACCACATACATCATTGTTAAAATAATAAAATATAGGTTTATCAAATTCTTTATTTATTGTTATTTGTCGCGTTATTGTATTTACATTATTTGCATTATCTTTTACTGTATAGACTATATTTACAGATTTACTATTACCATCATATTCTGTAATATATGTACTTGATATATCAATATATATTAATGAATAAATATTATTATTTACCTCCTCTAACAATCCATTATCAATATTTTTAAAACTGTAATTTATTGATGTATCTTGATAAACAGTATCCATATCTAGATCTTGATCTAGATCAATAAAACTTATATCATCTATTAATAATTGTATAATATTATCAATATTATCATTATTTAAATCTGCCTCTGAAAAACTTATGCTAGAATTATTAAAAATAAGTGTTGGTGGAGTTAAATCGGGTATTGTTATATCTATAATAATACTACTTAAATCTGTTACTTGATACAAGAAACTTTTGTATTTTACATCTAATTTAATTTGAATTTGATTAGATTTAATACTATGTATTAATATTTCCGAACCAGATAATTCATATTGATTTTCCAAAAAATTTATATCAGCATTAAAATCTATATCATAATTACTCCTTAATTTATCATATATTATATTTACTTTATCTCTTATATATCCAACATTTGTATATAGACTACTTGTATCAACAACGCTATTTATAGAAAAATCATTTTGAAAACTTACGTCTTTTATATAGAAATTTCCCCAAATATTACTTATATCATATTCTAAATTTTCATTCAATAAATTAAAATTAAATTTGAGATTGGAATACAAAAAATTATTATTAATCGATTTATAACTAAACATATCTTGATATTCTGATAATAAAGATAATGAATCTAGATGACTAAAATTATGTTTTGAACTCATATTTATACGCAAATCTTTAATCATGTTATATATTTCATAAAAATCATTAAACAATTCCATTAATTTATTTAAATCGCTGTAATTTTTAATAATAGTTCCATCTAATATAATATTATCAATACTAAAAAATTCAAAACTATCTATATATTCTGATTCTTTTTTAATAAATAATAGATTATTTATTTTATTATCAATTTCTAATTCTAAAATATTCATATCTGTTTTTAATTTTTCAGTATTGTCTTGATTTAATTCAATAATTAGTCTATTGTATAAATCTGAAATAGGTATTAAATTATCTATCCGGGTGTCAATAATTTTTTTAATATTATTAAAATTTTCCAATAAAATTCTTCCAGAAACAAACATTTCATGAAATAAATTATTTAATCTATTTAATTCAATAGATACATTATAATTACCATTTGTTAAATTATTAACATCATATAAATCTACTATATTTTGAAATGTATCACTAATTTTTACATTTTGAAGATCGAACTTATAATTATAAACGTTATTAAATAAAACAAATATTAAATTCAATAAATATCTAATTTTATAATTATTAATAAATATCTGCTTCTGTATTTTGTTTAATGTTTGCAAAACTTCTTTTGTAAAGTAATGCATAATATATCTGTCGGCCTGAACATCGTATAGATTAAACATATTTGTATAACATACATCAGTTAGTGTATAACTGATATTTTTTTTATTTATTTCTTGTGATTTAATTATATTATTATACAAACCTACATTGAAAAAATCAGTTAATTCTAATAAATAACTATGTGTATGTAAATTATTACTTATATTATTATAATTTGTAGTACTAATATTATTAATACTTCTATCATATGTATATATAATCTTATTGTCTCGATATATGGGTAAATCATTTAAATAAATAGGACTAATACCAAATTGCTGAATAAGAGGATCATTATTTGAAAGTTCATTACCTATCGAATATGCTATATCTATTGTATAATTACTAGTCAAATTATTATATGTATTAAGTGTTAATGGATTACTATCAAAACATTTATATATATCATGGTCTGACAATCTTAATAAAAATTTATTGTTATTACTACTATCTATTAAAGTTTTTTGTAATAGATGATTATTTGAATTATTTTGATAATTTATTATATCAGTTGGATTATAACTATGAAAAATAAATTTATTTGTCTCAGCTTCCAAATATATATTATTATAAATATTTTGTTCAGTTAAACCTAATATGTTTTGAGAGAAATCATTATTATTTATACCTAAAAATATTAAGTTCTCTAATTGCCTATCTTTTTCTTCAATTAGAGGATAATTTTCATATAATTTATATAAAACATTATTTGATCCTGATTGTAGTGAAGTAATTATATTACTTGTTATGCATATGTTACCATCGGCAAATGTTAATAAATCATTATTACTCAATTCATTATTAAAAGTAGGATAAATATTTAAAATGTCGCTATAAATAGTAAATACATATTCTTGAAAAAATATAATATTATCATCGTCTGAATTAATATCGTAATTTCTCTTAATAGTATTATTGGATTCCTGATTACTTTTATAAATATTTTTAATTACCCCGATTAAATATGGTGATAAATTTAATTTATCTAGATCAAAATATACTTGCAGATTTAAAATAATATAATTCCCTATTTTTGAAGTCATTATAAGTCTTGATGAAACCAAATACTCATCATTGCCAAAATTATAAATACTATTTCCATTAATTAGTTGACTAAAATTTACATACATTAATTCATTTACTTTTGTCTTAAAAAAATCTGAATTAAATTGTGAATATATCTGATTTTTTATAAAATAATACCTATAATTCGCAATTTCATTATTTAAAAAATAAACCGATCTAAAATCAATATCGTAAATATTTTTCGCAGGATTTTCTATTAAATCAATAATATTACTAGACGAATCATAATAATAATCTAAATATGTTACAAAAGTATTATTAAAATTAATGTTTGGGTTGGAATTAAATAAATAATTATCCGTAATATTAGATACAATTGAATCTGGTGTATTAGTTATAGATGAATCATATTGTCTAAAAATTATTCTATTTGGTTGTGTAAATTTATTAAAAACAATATTGTGCTGAATATTTTGTCTAGTTATTGCTACAAAATTTTTATTTGGAGAATCTACAATATTGCTTTGATTTATGGGATCTGTTGTATCAATATCACCACTTATTGTAAAAAAACGTTGATTTAATAATATTCTATTTTTTAAAAAATTGGAATCGTATTTTGAATCTATTTTTTCATAATTTAAAATCATCTGATTATTAAGCAAATCTACAACATTACTATTTATAGACAAAGTATCTTTACTAATTATTATACTGTTTTTAATCTCGATTTTACCTCCCATATTTGGAAACTGTTCACAATAATAATATAATATTGATGGTGTTGTCGCATCAACATTTAATTGTGTAAAAACTCCATATTGATTTAATAAAGGTGATATACCCGGTAAATTTTTGCGAATAACATTTTTCTTATATTCTATTCCACCATTATGTATACCATCTTCTGTTAATGAAAATTTTATTTGATTATAAAAATTTTGATAGCCTGTTTGCATAAATCGATAATTTCCGAGAGATAAATATAAATCCTTTCTGAATGTAGCATTGAAATTTTCACCAGAAATAGTAAATCCTTGATATTGATTTGGTGATAAATTATTATTTACATTATTTACATTATTTACATTAGATATATCAACTATAAAAGATATAAAATTACTATCAATTTCAGAATCCTCATTAAAACTAACGAAACTACATTTTTCGCTATATACAAAAATATATTCGGTAATCTTACCATTTATTGTTTCGATACTTGCTCTGTCAAAATTACCACAAATATCTATTTCCACATTTCCATAATAGTAAGTATATATATTAGAATCATTGGGATTTAAACATGAAATATCGTTTCCTGATGTTATATTGATTAAATTACTAACATCATAATTTTTATTAATATCAAATTCATGTGTTACTAGTCTAAATGCATTCAATGAAGAATCTACCTTAATTTTATATCTACCATTATACAAACCATATTTATGATATTGATTATAAATATCATTATTGAATATCACAAAACTTGTATCCTCGTCAATATTTAAAATAGATTTTTGGTCTGTTGGTAAACAGTCAATTTTTATTATATCAACATCTCTCGTATATTCAGCTATTTTATCTTGATTATTACTTATTTCATAAATTATTGTCTGTGACCCCAAATCATTTACATTTAGTATATTTTTAATATTAACTTGATCAAAGCTAATTGTATCATAATAATAATCTTTTACTGTACCTTCTAATTCATAATATTTATAATATTGCTCTTGAAAAAATTTTATATACTGATTACTATTATCATCGGTTTGATAATTAAAATTTATAAAAGGTGGGAAATAATCTATAATAATATTTCTAGAAATATCATTTGTATTATTATTATTATCTGTTACTCTATATTTTTGACTATATGTACTACTATTTTGCATAATATAGGTAGCTGAAACATCATTACTTGATTTGGTATCTTTATAACTGATAACTATCTGTTGATCTGGATTTATTAAACTATTACTAGGAATTAACAAATAATTTTTAAAAAAAATTATACCATCTACAATATCAGTTATTTTAATTCCTGGATCATGAATTACAATTTCATTTGCATTATTTTTTGAATAGAATCTAGAAGAATTAAGATATATATTTCTATATCTATCGAGATATTGTATATTATTAGATAATTCTTGTAAAGTATTATACGAAACATCAATTCCATTAGATAATAATGGAATAGTTAAATCTCTAGATAAATAACTTAAAAAATTTTGATTAGTTAAAAGAGACAAATCGGGTCGAGTAGTATCTATTACTTGAAATCTAATTTTTTTAGATTGATTACTTAGTAGAGTAGTATCTTGACAAAAAAAAGTAATATCATTAGTTTCTATTATTTGTGTACTAATATCTCTTTGATATTCGTTATTATCAAATAAATACTCATCATTTAACAAAATGTATATATCCCCATTTTGATTATCTATTATTTTGTTACCGTCATATGTTACCGCATCTAGATTAAATTTAACGTATTCATTAAATATTGCAGTGTTTATTGCTTCGCATATAATTTTTGGTGGATTACTATTATGATTATAACTTAAATCTAATTTATGAATTTTACTATTTTTAACAATATCTCTAGTAATATGTATATTATTTGATAAGTCTATTTTTTCGTATGTTAATCCTGATCCTGATATTTCTATGTATGGAACAATTCTAGGTTTTTTTTTTATTATTATATTTCGAATTACATTAATACTATTATCAAAATTATCAATAGCATTATATTTAATTTTATAAGTTATATTTGGAAAATCAGTCAAATTAATTGATATATCACGAAATGATATATCTGTTTCATCGTTATTATTTGAAGTATCAATTGCAATATAAGATATAGTAAAACTGAATATATTATTGATTGATGAATCTCTATAAATATTATTTTCAATCTCAACACCATATTCTATATATTCTTCGTTATCATCTAAGATATATGTTAAATTTGGTACAACCGTATATGGCGAAATTTCTCCACCACTTATTTCATAATTATTACTTAAATCTGCAAAAACTTTAGAAATTACTGGTGCATTTGTATCTTGTACATTTATTATTCTATCTTTTATAGTTTTACTACCAAACTGATCAGTTGATTCGTATGATATTGTATATGAACCTGATGTGGGATTGCTCTGATTTAAATCTGTTATTATTATAATACTGGGATCAATATAATTTTGAGAAGAATTATTGTGGTAATAGAATTTATCATATAAACTTGAACTGGTTATACCATATAATAATGAGGCATCTGTTATTTCTTCATTTGCTTCAAAAATATCATATGTTTCACTGGAAATTGTTATTATTGGTCCATTATTACTTATTTCAATTGTTTTTACAAAAATTTCATCAATAAATAAAGGACTATAAAAACTAATATCATGTACTCCAATATTATATATAAGTGCTGATGGATCATAAATTTGTATTCCTGATCCTGAAATAGATGTAATATTTTCCGGCAATTGATAACTAATATCAAAATTAATATCGGTTTGTAATAAACGTGGATGATTAATACTAACATCATTTAATATATCTAGACTAGTCTCTCCAAAACTAATAGTAATAAGAGATGTACCATTTAAGAAACTTATATCGAATGGAATAGTATTTATAATATTGACTTTTCGTATTATTTGGGTTGAATTATATTGATTATCTGAAAAATCATATATTATTTCAAATGATGTATCAATATTGGAAAATAAATTCAATATTTCTTGATTATTGCTTATTTCATCTATAGTTTTTATTAAATTATTTGATATTGTTATAGTATAATTATTGCTATTTATCTCATAGTTATCATTTAAAGAAAAATCAAATATTATTGAATTTATTTCTTCGATTAAAGATAAATCATTTGTTACTTTTTTATAATTATATGCTTGATATGAGAAATCGATATTGTCTGGTGAAAAATCTACTACATATTGTATTTCTGAATCATCGTAAATTGAATTAAACAAAAAATCAATAGTAGGATTTGTAATATCTATAATATCTACTTTTCTATTAAAAGTAAGAATGTTATTACATGGATCAGATATATGATATTTAAAAAATAATGGTTCTAGTGATGATATTCCTTTAGTTACCTTATTTAATTTATTTGTACTAGTATTTAAATAATTAGTAATATCGGAAAATGAAAAATTTATATTTGGGTCAGACTCATAGCCAGAAATAGTTATATTTATAGATAAATCGGAATTTTGAAAGTAATTATCGCTCACATCAAAATTATAAATTATTGTACTTAAATCTTGAAAACTTGAAAATACTGTTAAACTAAAATCTATATTGAAACTATTATCGATATTAAAAATACGACGATTATTAGATAATTCATTATAACTTAAATCATTTTCCAATCCATTTGATGCATCTATAATATTTATTGAAGTTAAATCTGGAAAATAAAAACTAGGGGCACTTATATCTTGAATTATTATTAATCTGGTTATTTGTGCTATATTTATATTTCCACCCTCATTACGTGTAACATAATATGTTATAAGGTAATTACCTATTTCAGATAAACTTATATCGGTGGAATATGATATATCATATGTTATAGTATTGATTTGAAAAGTTTCCACATTAGAAATATACGGAGAAACTGTTGTTAGATTAAATGTAAAATTTGGATCATAATAATTTCCATTAACAAATATTCCAGCATCTTCATATGTTTTATTATTAATATTATGATAAGTAACTAAATTACCTGATAATTCTAATTCCGCAATATTTATAAAATTTATAGTTAAACCAATTTGATTAGATAAATTGTTACATAAATCATATGCAGAATAATATATTATACAGCTAGTATCAATACTTGCAGTTAATTCATTATTTGTACGGGTAATATATGTATTTGTAAGAGTAGAAGTAGATATCTCATTTAGGCTACCGTCGTAAATTGAATTATCATTAAATATTATAATGGGATTTGTTGAATTTTTTGTTTGCAAAAAAGTAGTTAAATTATTTACATTTACAAATGATATATCATTGTATAGATGAAATTTTTTATTATATGGAAAATTATAATTATAACTTACTAGACTTGTATTATTTTGCACTGTATATAAATCATAAAAATTTATACTGGGATCTTGTGTATCTATAATATTAATTATATATGTTTTTGATATATCATTTAAATTTTCTATATTACCATAATACACATTAGATATATCATTATATAAATTATCACTAGGATCTAGACCTTTTGTAGTAATAGTTAATATATAATCACCTATAAATGATAAATCTATAAAATTATTATCTCTTTTGTCAAAAATATTAATTGGTTTAAATGTACCAGTTATTCTTAAATTATAATTAGGGTCTGTACTTACAAAACTAATATCAAATATTTCATTATTAATTACTAATGTAGTACTAATATCAATATTTTTTGATACATATGTTTGATTGAATGTTAAAGTTGTTAAAGAACTATCAATAGTTTGCTCGATAGTAGAAAATTTAATATTATATGTACTTGTTCCACCATTATTAAATAATGTTATCTTATTTATCAAATCACTATTTGCTAATTGATCATTTTGATCATTATATTTTATAAAATTTATTTCTGTATTAATATATGATAAATTACTATTAGGGTTGTCAAAGCTTATATCTTGAATTTCAGTAATAGATAAAGAAGTTGTTACATATTGTAAAAATTTTGAAACATAATAATTTTTATTTTCAGTATTACTTAAATCAATGTTTCTATTACTATTATAATTTACGATATCAGTATCAGTAGGGCTAGGGGATAATGTAATATTTGATTTCTCTATATTGAAATAATTACCAGTTAATGTAATCTCAAATGGTAAATTTATTCTATTTTTACTTTTATCAAATACGAAAACACTAATATTATCAAAAAAATTATAGTCATCTACAAATAGATTATTTTCAATAAGTATATTATTTGTATATGAATTTGAATTTCTAAAATAATTACTACTTATTTCAATAACTGGACCACTATTAATATTAATCTTTCTTGTTAATTCATATGTACTAAAACGATTGCTTAAATAATTTTCATACTCATCTAAGTTATATGTTATGTTAGTTTGGCTCTGTGTTAGAATTTTATTATCTATTCCTACTAATGGAGGATTTTTGGTAACCAGATATGAAACATCATGACCATATTCATCTTCTGCTATATAACCAGGCTCAATATAACTTACATCTAATAAATAATTATATTTATTATTATTATCATTATTATCATTATTATCAAATTCATCTCCTTGTTGATTCAATAATTTAAATCTCGATGATGGTAATGATAAATTATTTGATGATTCTGGATCTGTACAAGTTGTTGTATAAAAAAATATTCCACTGATATTTATTATTTGATTATTATTACTTTTATCTAATATATTGATAGATATATCTCCAAAATCTCCATTTACTGTAATTTTTATATCTCCTGAATAATAATCAATTCCTGCATTATTATTTTTTCTAGAATGTGTAAGATTATCTTGTATATTTATTAAATTAACATCGTTATCTACTAATCTAATAGGATAATCATGGTCTATATTAATTATTGTATATGTTAATGGTGATGATAAACCATATTTAAGAGTTCTTAAATCAGATATTGGTTGTTTATGATTATTGTTATTGAAAATATAAGTAATTTCATTGCCCGAAACATCTAATCGGGCTTGACTAACTAAATTTAAACATTCTTGATTATTACTCATTATATAATTTATATAAAATATATTGAATTAAAAAGTGTAAAAAGTGTAAAAAGTGTAAAAAGTGTAAAAAGTGTAAAAAGTGTAAAAATTAAAAATATAATTGAAATAAAATTATATAAATTATTATTGATATAATTTTATTATATGTCAAATAGTAGTACTAAAACTAAAACAATTGATGATTCTCTTTCTAAAAAATATCAGAAAAAATCTGATAGAGAACATGTATTAGATAATCCTGATACTTATATTGGATCTATTGATAATGTTACTACTAATACATATATTTTTGATGAAACTGAAAAAAACATCAAAGAAAAATCAATCGACTTTATTCCAGCACTCTATAAATTATTTGATGAAGGAATTGTAAATTGTCGAGATCATGTTATCAGGATGCAACAACTCGTTAATGCAACAAAGTCTAAAGATCCAGAAGAAAAAATTTATCCAGTTACTACAATTAGCATCTCTATTAGCGAAGATAATATTATTACATTGTATAATGATGGCAATGGAATAGATGTCTCTATCCACCCACAATATGGCATTTGGATTCCAGAATTAATTTTCGGTCATCTCCGCACTTCTACTAATTATGATAAAAGTGAGAAAAAAATTGTTGGTGGCAAAAATGGTTTTGGATTTAAGCTTGTTTTGATTTGGTCTACATGGGGCAAAATCGAAACAGTTGACCATAAAACCGGTCAAAAATATGTTCAGGAATTTCGCGATAACTTAAATGTTATCGAAAAACCAAAAATAACTAAATGTAAAAATAAACCGTATACATCTGTCAGTTTTAAACCTGATTTTAAGCGACTAGGTTTATCCGGGTTAACTAGTGATTTCAAATCGGTCATGCTCCGCCGAGTTTATGATATTGCAGCAGTAACCGATAAAAATGTTAAAGTAAGATATAATGACAAATTGTTAGATGTTAAAAATTTTGCCAATTATATTGATCTCTATATTGGTGCAAAAAGTGATACAGATAGAGTATATGAGCAACCCAATGAGCGTTGGGAATTTGCAGTTTGTCTTGCACCAAATGAAGAATTTACTCAGGTAAGCTTTGTAAATGGAATTTTCACACAGAAAGGTGGTAAACATGTTGATTATATTGTAAACCAAATTGTGAAAAAACTGACTGCTTACATTAAAGCAAAAAAACATATTGATGTTAAGCCAGCCAGTATTAAAGAACAATTAATGGTTTTTGTAAATTGTACTATTGAAAATCCTAATTTTGATAGTCAAACAAAAGATTATTTTACTACTGCAGTAAGTAATTTTGGTTCTTCATGCGAAGTAAGCGATAAATTTATTGAAAAGTTAGCAAAAATGGGTGTTATGTCTACCGCCTGTAGTTTAACCGAAGTTAAAGAGAACCGTGCTGCAAAAAAGACAGACGGTAATAAGTGTAGAACAATTCGTAATATTCCGAAATTAGTAGATGCCAATTTCGCTGGAGGTGCAAAATCAGGTGACTGCACTATTATTCTTTGTGAAGGAGATTCAGCTAAATCCGGAATTATTTCTGGGCTTTCGCGTGAAGATCGCAATTTTATTGGCGTTTATCCTATGAAAGGAAAAATGTTCAATATTCGTGGTGAAAATGTTACAAAAATCAATGATAATAAGGAAATTACCGAAATTAAGCAAATTCTTGGTCTAGAACATGGAAAAACTTATACCGCCGGCGATGTTAAAACACGACTTCGCTATGGAAAGATCTTGTTTATGACAGATCAAGACTTAGATGGAAGCCATATTAAAGGTCTTGGAATTAATATGATTGATAGTGAGTGGCGGAGCTTAATCGAGATTCCTGAATTTATTGGATATATGAATACACCAATTTTGAAGGCGACAAAAGGCAAAGAAATTGTTGAATTTTATAATAATGGAGAATTTGAAGAATGGAAAAAGACGAATGATGCGACAAAATGGGCAATCAAATATTATAAGGGTCTTGGCACAAGTACAAGCCGAGAATTTAAAGAATATTTTGAGAAAAAGAAGATCGTGAATTTTACACATGGTGAGAAATGCAGTAATATTATTGATATGGTATTTAATAAAAAACGCGCGAATGATCGAAAAGATTGGCTTTCTCAATATGATCGTGAAGCATATTTAAATACCAGTAATAAAAATGTTAGTTATACGGAATTTATTAATAATGATCTAATTCATTTTTCGAAATATGATAATGATCGTTCTATCCCAAATTTAGTCGATGGTCTTAAAATTAGTCTTCGCAAAATTTTGTATTCAGCATTTAAGAAACGTCTAAATAGCGAAATTAAAGTAGCGCAATTTAGCGGGTATGTTTCAGAACATTCTGGATATCATCATGGTGAAGCTAGTCTTAATGGAGCAATTATTGGATTGGCGCAAGATTTTGTTGGATCAAATAATATTAATTTGCTTATACCAAAAGGTCAGTTTGGGACCAGACTTCTTGGAGGAAAGGATTCAGCAAGTGAGAGGTATATTTTCACACAGCTTTCTAGTATAACACGTGCAATTTTCCCAGATATTGATGATTGTGTTCTAGATTATTTGGATGATGATGGACAAATAGTTGAACCTATCTATTATGCTCCAATTATTCCAATGGTTTTAGTGAATGGTGCAAAAGGAATTGGAACCGGGTTTAGTACAGATATTATGTGTTATAATCCTGAGCAAATTATCCATTATATTGAAGGTTTATTGGAGGGACTAGGTGAAACTGAGCAAAAATTACGAATTATTGAACCATATTATCGCGGATTTAAAGGAAAAATTATTCCACTAGATGAATCACGCAAAAAATATTTAATTAAGGGAGTTTATGAATTATATGGAAAAGATCAAATCTTAGTAACAGAATTACCAATTGGAACTTGGACACAAGATTATAAAGAATTCTTAGAATCACTATTGTCTAATGGAAAAGATCGAGACAAGGATAAGGATAAGGATAAAAAACAGAAAGAATGTTATATTAAAGATTATACTGACATGTCAACTGATACAAATGTAGAATTTGTTATTACATTTTATCCTGGAGTGATGAATAGACTTTTAGCAGAAAAACATGATTATGGTGTAGAAGGAATTGAAAAATATTTGCGATTGTATACAACTCAGAGTACAACAAATATGCACTTATTTAATGATCGGGAACAATTACGCAAATATGATAATGTATATGAAATTGTAAAAGAATATTATAGTATTCGATATAGATACTATAATAAGAGACGTTTATATTTAATTGACAAATTAACACAGGAATTATCAATTCTTAGTAATAAAGCACGTTATATTAGGGAAACATTAGATGATAAAATCGATTTACGAAAACGATCCAAAACAGATATTGATTCTATGTTAGAACGGATGAAGTTTGATCGTAATGGTGAAACATCGGATCCATCTACTTCTGTGTCTGGAAATTATAATTATTTAATTAAGATGCCTATGGATTCGGTTTCACAAGAAAATGTTGAAAAATTGATGCAGGAACATGGAGCAAAACAGACGGAATTAGAGAAAATAGAAATGGCTAAAGTTGAAGAGTTATGGTTAGCAGAACTAAATAATTTGAAACAATTGTATCGAGAATTTTTAGAAAATAAAGATAAAGATAAAGATGCCTCTGTAAAGCATATGGATAAAAAATCTAAACGGAAAAAGTAGGAAAGCAAAAATAGAAGAGATGGAATTTTAACATGACAGATTAAATCATGTAAATATTTTTTTATTATTTAAATCATATGCACTTGCAAGTTGCTGTACTTGCTTAGAACCAAGGTTTTTGCTCTAATGTTTTGTTTGTTTTATTTGAATATATAGGAGCTGTCATCGGTACATGCATAGTGCTAATATCTTGTTTATATTTTATATATGCAACTGCTTCATTGTATACATTATTTATACAATAATTTAGCACATATTTATTTAATTCTTCGATTTGTTGTGGTATGTTTGTCTCTAAATTTTTAGAATGTTGCAAATACATACTCCTCATAACTGTTACTATTTGGTCTTCCGGTTGTTTATCTATTGTAATTTGTTGACGTGATTTATCATATACACCTTTTCTTATACCATTTTGAATAATTTGAATATTTTTTTGAGAGAAAAATGTATCAGATAGACGTGATCTCTCCAAATTTCCAGCTAAACTATTTAAGTAATTAGTATTAGTATTTACAGGGATACGATCCATCATGGAAAATTTAGTAGAAATATTTGGACCCATTATATTTACTCTTCCGTTGTAATTCATTTATATTATAGATTAATAAAATAAATATTTTTATATTATATATAATGTTAACTAATTTTAATAAAATAGTATTAAGTATAGCAACACTTATTTTAATTATTGGTCTAGTGTTAACTGGTATTTTTGTATCAGGATCATTATATAATGATTCATATCCACCAATTGTCTCAGATTGTCCTGATTATTGGGATGTAGACCGTGATGATGATGATAATATAGTTTGTAAAAATACTTCAACTATTAATATGAGTACCCGTGGTGGTGAAACATGCAATAATTATCCAACAAGTCTGTTTAGTGTTAATGGAACAGCTACTGATGATATTCTATGCGAAAAATATAAATGGGCAACCCAATGTAGTATCCATTGGGATGGTGTTACTAATAATAATAATGCTTGTCAATCAACAACTATATAAATTTTGATTTTTTATTCTTTATAATTTAATATGTAAATTATAAAGATTTTATTATAAAATATTATATTAATATGACAACTGAAATAAGTAATGTTATCGTTAATGATAGTAATAATAATTTAAATTATTTAAACTTTAATAGAGATAGTATTCCATGGCGCATAAATGCTACATATATATTACAAGATAATAGTGCTGTTTTAGATGGAGATTATAGAGATAATTTTACCGATCCAGATTTATCAAATAATCTTGTTATTGAAAGTAAATCAAATAATATCATTTTAAAAGTAGACAATAATAATGAAATAACTGTTTTAGGAAATATGTCTCTAAACAATAATTTAGATGTATCAAATACAATAAGTGCTAATGATATTAGTTTAAATAATAAACTTTATTTAAATAATAGTAACTCTATTGATTATAATATAATTGGTGATATTAATATTCAGGGTAATTGTTTTGCCACTGGAAGTATAGGTGGGAGTGGTGGTGGTAGTGCGTTTGCAACATTTACAGATTGTTCTTTTATTAATGGTAATATAGCGGGTACAGATTTAAGTGGTATTGTCATGAATAATTCAATTATTCGTCATACAAAAATAGGATTATCGGATAGTAATAGTTTAGATTTATGTGGTAATGTTGATGCAGGATTTAAAAATATAGTAATTCAAAATGAAATAAATTTACAAGGTAAAAATAATTCTAATGAAACTATAAAATTATATAAAGAGGGTGATTTAAAAATAGAAGGCGGGGGTTTACAATTACTTGATGGGGGTTTAAAAATAGACAATGGAAATTTAGAAGTGGAAAAAAATATTACATGTAAAGAATTAATATGTGAAAAAATTGGTGGCCCTTTTGGTTTAACTGATTATAATGATACATCATTTAATAATATTGATGTCTGTGGGAATATAATTCCAGTTCAAGATTTATCGTCTAATTTAGGCAGCGAATCTTTAAGATGGAAAAATGCATATATTAACGATATCTCTTGCAGTAATATATCGATAACTAATAATGCTCGTATTGATGGTGATGTCTCACTTAATCAACATGTAGATATTTCGAGTTTACGAGTATATAATATAGATATTTTGGGAACTCAAACTAATTCCAATACTGTCGACGATTTAACAATTAATACATTAACAGTATTAAATAATACTCGTATTGATGGTAATATAGGTATAGGAGTAGATCCTTCTACTGAACACAAGTTAAATATTATTGGTAGTGCAAAAATTGGAACCACTAATGATAGTGCTATAATTGGTATAACCCCGGGTAATCATTACGCCTTTTTTTGTCATGATGATCACAATGTTAATAATAGCCGTGGATTTGTACAACATTTAAATGGTAATACTCATGTACAAAGTAATATTAGTGGGGGTATATATTTAAAAATAGGCGGCAATAATGCAATGGTATTTAAAGATTCTGAAATTACTTGTAGTAAAAAATTACAAGTTAATAATAATATAGATTGTACTGGTAAAATAGGTATAGGAATAGATCCATTATATGAATTACATGTTGATGGTGATACAAAAGTATCTGGTAATATAGGTATAGGAGTAGACCCTTCTACTGAACACAAGTTAAATATTATCGGTAGTGCAAAAATTGGCACTGCTAATGATAGTGCTATAATTGGTATAACCCCGGGTAATCATTACGCCTTTTTTTGTCATGATGATCACAATGTTAATAATAGCCGTGGATTTGTACAACATTTAAATGGTAATACTCATGTACAAAGTAATATTAGTGGGGGTATATATTTAAAAATAGGCGGCAATAATGCAATGGTATTTAGAGATTCTGAAATTACTTGTAGTAAAAAATTACAAGTTAATAATAATATAGATTGTAGTGGTCGTATGGATATTTCTAATGAGATCCGAACTGAGAAT